GTTCGTTTCCTTGCAGCTTTGTTCGGCAGCCACGAATGTGTCAAGGGCCGTCTTCTCGCGGTCGATCTTCAGGTCCCAATACGGGTACTTGGAGAACGATTCGACAAGAAAATAGTCCAGACGAAATTCGGTCGCACTCTCGTAGGTCGATGGATTGATCCGCGAGCTGACAACCCTCTCGTAATTCCCCGTTTCCAGGGACAAACAAAGAGATTTGGCCGTCGCTGACCTCACAGAATGAAATGCGAGGTCGGCCAGAGCCGGGACCAGATCGGTCCGGCGCACGTGCAACACTGAAGACAGATTGCTTTTCATGGTTATAACCTCTGAAATGTTGATCAGATGCAACTAGGACTTCTCCGCTATTTTGGGTAGAACACCCAACTAGTAGCAGTAAAGTGAGGGTCAAACGATACATTAGAACGTATTGTTCAGGTTCTCCACCTGGTCGATGGTGATAGCATCATTTAAGATGCCTACCAGCAGCTTCCGGATGTCCTTCCTGCTCTGCAACACACTGCGATCTGACAGCAGGAACGTGACTTGCGCGCGATTGGTATAATCGACGACAGTCACGCTATTCCCACCTGGATCAGTGTAAGTTTTGGTCGTGGGGATACCCAAGTCCAATGTGAAGCGATAAACGCCGCCGGTAGCCGTAGGCTTGCGCATAGATTCCGACAGACTCCAATAACCGACCGGAAGGGCTGAGGTTTTCTCATTCCAACGGGCGATGTTATTTTTGTCGATGGTCTCTGGCACAAACGTATGGTTTACGGGAGTACTGGCTGCATCGGGAACAACGATGTTCGCAATAGCGGACATTTGTGAGTCTCCTAAAAGGGAGTTAACGGAATGCTTTGCTGAGTAAGGCTATCGCCTCACTGCAATGCAAAGCGCTTAGTGGGTTTTTCGGTTTAATTAGCTCAGGAACGGGGGAGTTTAGGAAGATAGTCCGGATTGTAGACCGGTGTCTCTTCTTCGCCTGACCCCACACAGCAACGTCGGTATAGCCGTAATTGTAAGAACTATCACGGTTTTCCGAAATTGTCTGGGTCGCATCCTGAGTTATGCGTCTACTGATTGAACCCGCGCGAAAGTTCCAACCAGCATCACTGCCAATAAGGCTTAAGTAGTCCCCAACTGGATAAAACCAGTCGGCTACAAAGCTAAAAGGCAGCTCTTCCCAGGCTAGCTCTAAAGGGTTTAGCAAACCCATAGAGTTCGCCTGGGCTATAGCAGGATTGTCCAACTCGTAATTGAGATGCACAGCTGCACGGAACTGAGTGTCGACCCTGCACGTATAGTGACAGGGGCAACCCGAGCCCGTGAAGTGATTATCTCTATCGTAGAAATACAAATCCTTACTAGACGCCCTCCCTTTCACCGTTGCACCATATCGACCAGGATCGGCCGCATCGTTCTTGGCAAGAAGTTCCGCACTCCCATGGACATCCGAAAGAAGGGGCTTCCATCCGTATTGCAGCTCAAGCCAAAGCTTGCTAGCTGTTTGACGGAGGTTATGCCCCCTCCTAAGTTTGCCGAGGGAGGTTGGTAATCTGCCGCGTTTAACTGCGTGGATTGCTGATGTGATACGTTTAACGGTTGAGGTGATTAGGTCCACAGTCTGCTGTCTCTCAACAAAAGCTTGAGACAGACTGACTGATTGATCCTTCAAGTTCAAACGAGCCTGAAGTATGGCCCTATTTGCCACATTCTCGTCGAAAGACGGTAAGGTGGTGAGGTCCGTAGTTGGAAGATTGTCTGCACCCTGATAGCGATTCCAGTAATAGTATAGAGGCCAATAGTAATAGGCATACACGTTCCTGAAAATCAAATCACCGGTGTGTTCAGTCCTCGAGTAATTAGTCGGCATTTTAAATTGCGCCGGCTTCTTCCTCCTTACAGAGTCCTTTGTGAACGCCGTAATAGTTGTAGGCCACGAACCTGTCGTAGTAATAACAGAAGGACCCCAATAAGGGGTAAACTCCTGTTTACGCCAGACGTGGTCATCTATTCGGTAGTAACTCAAAGGCATCTGATCTGCTCCTATGGAATTTCATTAACCGAGCGAGGCCCCCG